CAAGATTGCTTTCGTGCCGGATCGTTTCGCGGATGCCCGTTCGGCGCTGGTGGTCGATCCCGAATACTGGGATATTGCGGTGGGCGATCCGTTGCAAACCGAGGAACTGGCCAAGACCGGCCTTGCAACCCGCAAGGCGCTTCGCACTGAGGTTGCCCTGCGCTGCCTCAATGAAAAGGCTTCCGGAGTGGTCGCTGACCTTACTTGATAAAGGGAGGGGCGGGGGAAACCTCGCCCCTTTCGCTTAGGAGGTGAAGAATGGCAAGACCACGCAAAGATGGCGATGTGACGGTGGAAATACTCCGCGACGGTGTTTTTTATGCTGAGGACAAGCGCGCCGACAAAGGCGACAAGGTTGCTGTTCCGGTTGATGTTGCTGAAGGACTGAAGGCAAATGGCCTCGCAAAGTGACTGGGAACTGATTGACGATGGTTCATGGAACGGCGTCAAGAAATACATTCGCGGCACGGATGAAGATCATGGCAGCGTTCAGGTCCGCTATGAAGGGCACGACGCGGCAACGATCATTGATCAGAACAAGCGCGATGAGGGTTTTGACCGCAAGTCTGATATGTGGCACGTTGGGCACATTCCCGCCTCCGTTGGCCTCAAGTGGCTGGTTGAGGAAGGGTTGGACCTGTGGAACCCGGCGCACCAGGATGGTATTGCCCGCAAGTTGATGGACAGCGATTATCGCTATCTCGTTCCGGGTTTCCGTAAGATTATTTTCTAGGGGTTGGCATATGGCGCTTGCGAATTATGCCGACCTATTGGCGGCGGTGGGAAACTGGTTAGAACGCGGCGATCTGACCGCGCGCATTCCTGAATTTATCACACTTGCGGAAGCCGAGTTTAATCGCCGCTTGCGGACGGTGGAAATGGAGCGGACGGCAACGGCGACATTGACTGAAGATCGCGTTGCGGTGCCTGATGACTTTCTCGGCCTGCGGTCTTTCGTGATCGACGGGGTAGTCACCAAACTGGACTATGTGCCTCCTGGCGACTTTTTTGATATTGTCGCCAGTGGGACGCCGTATATCTACACGATTGCAGATGGAATGTTTCAACTGCGCCCATCAGTGACGACAGGTACGGTTCGCATTGTCTATTATCAGAAAATCCCCGGCTTGACGGTATCGAATACAACCAACTGGTTGATGACTAAATCGCCGGACTTGTACCTGTTCGCAACATTGATGCAGGCTGAGTTTTTCGGCTGGAATGACCAGCGCCTTCCCACGATCAAGGCGCGGGTTGAAGAGATAATCGACCAGATCGGCGAAAATACGAACAAGGAGCGTTATGGTGGGCGTCGCCTTATGCCGCGCGCTGCGATGGTGCCGTAATGTACTATCCGCTAGGCCCACTCGCACCCGACAGAAACCCGCGCCTTAATGACCAGTTCTTGCGCGTGGCCGATGGGGTCTATCCAACCAATGACGGGTACAAGCCTGTAGGGCAGTGGGACGAGTATTATTCAGCCCTGCCGTTGACCCCGAGAGGCGGGGCCTCGTTCACGGGGCTTACCGGAACGTCCTCGATTGTGGTGGGGACTGATACGACGCTTTATCGCGCCTATTCTGGCGGGTTTGAGCAGATTGCTGCTGGGTTTTCTGGCCAGGACGGGAAGCGTTGGCGTTTTGCGCAGTTTGGCGGGCAGGCCATTGCCACTAACGGCGTGGATGCAATGCAGACGATTGACCTTACCAGTCTTGCCGTTGCGCCGCTTGGCGGCACACCACCCAGGTTTGAATACTTGGGGGTCATCAAGGGCTTTCTGGTCGGTCTGGTCATGGATGGCGACATTATGACAATGGCGTGGTCGGGTGCGTACAACGCGGAAAGCTGGGAATTTGGTTACAACCAGTCTGATTATTACACCATGCCAACTGGGGGACGGCTTAACGGCATGTTCTCGGGCGAGTATGGGATTGTTCTTCAGCGTGACCGGATCGTGCGGCTGGATTATGTTGGGGGCAACCTGATTTTTGAGCCTAACGAGGTTAGTTCAAACATTGGCTGCGTTTCCGCTCATAGCGTTGCGCAATGGGGCAATCTGGGCTTTTTCCTGTCTGATGAAGGGTTCATGATGTGGGATGGGCAGCAACCGATCCCGATTGGCCGGGAATGGATCGACGCTGAAGTGCAGGCCAATTATACGGTTGACGTTTACAAGGCTATGTCCACCGCGATTGATCCGGTGCGCGGGATTGTCATGTGGTCGCTAGGCGACAAGATTTACTGCTATGACTGGGCGCTGCAAAAGTGGTCTACCATCACTTACGCGTCACCTATCATTTTCAGCGGTGTGACTAAAGGCGTAACGCTTGACGAGCAGGATGCAGCCGTAGGGGTGCTTGATGACAATATCGACGGGGTTGGTCTTGTCAGCCTCGATAGCGATGTTTTCAAGGGCGGCGATCCTCGGCTGTATGTTTTCAGCTCTGGTCGCGCCTTGGGCGTTTTTGAAGGTTCTGCAATGGCGGCAACCTTCACCCTGAACGATATTGAGATGTTTCCTGGCAGTCGTTCCAATCTGCGATTTGCAAGGCCGGATATTGACGCGATTAGTGGGATCACGATCACTACGCAGACCAAGCAGCGCCTTGCTGATGCGTTTGGCAGTTCTTCGTCAAGCGATCTGAGAACATCGGGCGATGTGCCGCTTCGATCATCTGGGCGATATACGCGCACAACAATGGCTATCTCATCCGGGACCGCATGGAGCCACGCCAAGGGGGTTGAACTGATCGGCGCGCCGGGGGCGGGGCGGTGAGCGACATTTATGTTTTCATCTGCACTAAGACCACGGCGGATTATGTAATGCCATCGTCCGGGGTTAACCAGGTTGAGTTCAACCGCAAGGTACGTGGAGCCTTCGCCGGGATGGTTGGTGGGGTGATGCAAGTTGGTGATCTGAAATTGAGGCCCAATCAGAACTCTATTGCCAACCATCTGCTGTGCGATGGGGCTACAATCACAAGGGCGCAATTTCCGCAGTTGGTTGAATTTCTGGCCGGATCGGGCGCGGCAAGTGCAGTGCTTCCAAACTATGCTGGGGCTTTGAATATGCCAACCCCGACTGTAACGCAGACTACGACTGAAAGCACAGTGTCCAGCGGCGAGACAGTGACTAACGCAGGCACGGTTGGCGGCACAACCGGGGGCAACGTGCTGTCCGGTGGCAGGGCCGACAGGGATTATAGGTGAATTACCAGGATTGGCGATCCCGACTGCTCGAAGGAGTTGACCAGGCGCTTTACCCTGCTGACTGGCTGGATTGGCTAGTTAGCACTGGGCAGGCCGTGGTCTGGTGCAATGAGAAGGCGGCGATCATCGCTGCAATCAGGCTTTACCCCAGCGGAGTGAAAGAGGTTCATGGCCTTTTGGCGGCGGGGGATGCTGCGGCAATTCGCGGCCTGGTCCCGTTGGCAGAGGAATGGGGCAAGGCGCAGGGCTGCATCAGGGCGGCAATCGCCAGCAGGCCTGGTTGGGCAAAGATCATGCGGCAAGATGGGTACGAACCGCATCAGATAGAAATAGTCAAGGAACTGTAAATATGGGCATTTCTGGCGGAAAAAAGACCACCACCACTTCCAAGGAAACGGTTGGTCCGAGTGCTTACGCACAGCCGTATATTGACGCCGCTGGCCGGACGCTTGGGCCTGCTTATGAGCAGAGCCGTTCCGTGATGGAACGCTATTTGCCGCAGGTGGACAGCGCGGCGGGGTATTTTGGTGATGTGATGGGCGGCAAGTATCTAAGCGGCAACCCGCACTTGCAGGGAGTTATTGATTCCAGCAACGCAGACATAACCGATAGCGTCAACCAGGCATTCATGCCGCGTTTTGGGTCTGGTTATCACGCAAAGACGTTGACCAGGGCTTTGGGCGAGAATGAAGGCCGCTTGCGTTATGGCGATTACGCGAGCGAACGCGGTTATCAGGACCAAGCCGCCCGCGCTATCCCTGGTGTGGCCGCAACTGCCACGGCACTGCCAATGATCCCGGCGCAGGGCTATGCAGATGCGACCAGCGGGCTTTTGGGCCGATATATGACATCGAACGGGACGCAGACACAAAAGCAGAGCGGCGGGCTTCTTAGCACTATCCTTGGGAGCGGTCTGGCGCTTGCATCAGACATTCGGCTAAAGACCGACATTCGCAAGGTCGGGCAGACCGATGGCGGGTTGCCGGTCTACACATTCCGCTATGGCGGTGAAGGTCCGGTTCACATGGGCGTCATGGCGCAGGATGTCGCGATGTTCCAGCCTGAAGCCCTTGGCCCTGAAATGGAAGGCGGCTTCAAGACCGTGTACTATGGGGAGGTGCGCTAATGGCACTATTTGGTTTTCGCCCGCCTAAAGGCGCGTTCGGCACACCGATGATGCCGGATCGTCAACAGGTAGGCCCGTTTGGTGGCTTTGGCATGGATGGCGGCGCAATCGATGAAAGCGGCGCGATCAATCCGCAGAGACTTGCTGCGATCTCCGGAAAACCGAAGAAGCGCGGTATTTTTGGCAGCGGGGTCGGCCTTGGGGATGTTGCTGGGGTGGTTGGTGATGCTATCCTTCAGAATAACGGCGATGCTCCGCTGTGGGCACCTATGCGGATGCAGCGGATGCAGTCCGAGCAGATGGGCATCATGGACCAGGCCAAACGCGAGGCTGACTTTGCCGACTGGCGACGCAAGCAGGATTACGAGCGGGTCAATCCCAAGACGACAAGCCCCTATCGATGGGAGGGCAATGATGGGGATGTCTACGAACTTGGGCAAGATGGGAAGCCGTTCCGCATTTTCGACGATCCGACCCCAAAGATGAATTTCATTCCTGATGGAATGGGAGGCGGGCAATGGGTGCCGATGCCTGGCGCGCAAGTCACACCATCTAAGCCCGTTGGCAAACTTACGCCAATCGGCGGAGGGCAGCCCGCTGGCCCTGTCCCTTTCGCTAATGCCCCACCGCAGCGGCTTGAGAGCGGGGTGATGACCAGCGGAAGGCGAACATCGGAAGGCAATAAGCTGGTTGGCGGCGTTCCGGGTAGCAAGCACCTCACAGGCGAGGCGGTTGATTATTCCGGCCCTGATCTTAACGCACTTCTTGCCGAGGTCCGCAAACTGCCCGGATTACGCCGGGCATTCATTCACAATGACAACCACGTTCACACCGAGGGGGATTGGAACGCCCCCTACTTCGGTAAGCGCGGAACGATAGGACAACGATGATGCCTCAGGCACAAGACGAAGCTGGTAACATTTGGGAAGTTGACGCACAGGGCAATCCGTTGCGTTTGCTTCGACCTGCTTCATCGGGCGGGCTGTCGGTATCTCCGAATCAGACCCGTGTAGATCAGCAGCGGGCAGATGCGTCTCGATCCGATGCAGGCGCATCGCGCGATCAAGTCCGCACCGATATTGCGGCCCGTGGTGAACAACGCGACATCAACTACAAGCAGTATGATAATACACTTAAGCTGCGCAGCGACTTTGACGCCATGCCGGAAGTCAAGGAATATCGAACGGCGGTCAAACAGCTCTCACAGGGACTAAAGACCGGTGATACTCCCCAAGGCGATCTAGCACTGATCTACGCTTATGCCAAAATCATGGACCCCGGAAGCGTAGTGCGTGAGGGGGAGGCCGCATCCGTTGCGAACGCCGACACGATTGCCGGTCGTATTGCTGCCAACCTTTCCAAGCAACTTTCTGGCAGCGGCACGTTTTCGCCTGATGCCCGCAGCAATCTGCGTGAAGAAATGCTGCGCAAGGTGCAGGAGCTAAATTCCGGGTATTCAAACCAGCGTGAGCGGTTTGCGATTGACGCGCAGGCATTCGGACTTGATCCAGGTCGAGTTGTCGGAACGCATGATGGGCAGAAATACCTTAAGGGTATTGAGGATGGCTTGATCCGTTCGCGTGGTGGGCTTGATAAGCCTGCCACACCTTGGGACCAGGACACTCCCATGGGCGTCCGCGCGGCCAGCGGTGCAACCCGCAAGGAGTTCGACACTCAGACCGCAGGGGCGCTTGATGCGATGTTTCGCGCTGGCGCTTCAGCCGAACAATTGAACGCCTTTGCC